TACAGCGTTTTGGCAAAGAAACGGAGAGCGGATTGTTCAGGTAACGACCAAAATCTTCACGGCTGTCGGTACTATCGTCAAGGCTGTAGCAGGACAAATCGCTGGCTCGTGGGACAACATGGGCGGGTCGCTCATGAGCATAATTTCAAAGGCGTGGGATTATATAAAATCTACGTTCCAATTTGCCCTTGACTTCATCTTAGATCTGCTTGCCGTAGTTTGTGACATCATCAATGGCGATTGGAGTGCGCTTTGGGAAGATGTAAAAACATTGTTCGTCAACATTTGGAACAACATGATAAACTCCCTTAAGGAGTGGGCTAAGTTGTTCGCTTCGTTTATAGAACTTATCGGACAAGCCATCCTTTACAGTTTCACATGGACGCGCGACCAGATCAAAAAGATTTGGGATAGTATCGGCCCCTACATCACGGGCGCTTTGAAAGCCGTATGGGATAAGATCAAATCCATCGGTCAGGCAATTGCCGATTTCTTCGTCGGGTTGTGGGGATCCATTACAGAAACGGTCGGCGGAATCAAAGATACAATCGTTGAGAAATTCCAAGAGGCTGTCGATTGGATCGTTGCGCTCCCCGGACAGGCCCTCGCATGGGGTTCTGATATAATCAACAAAATCATCGAAGGGATTCTCGGGGTCGGAACGTCTCTGAAAGAAACGGTTGAGGGAATCTTTGATGATCCCATCGGATTCATAAAAGGGCTTCCCGAAAAAGCCGTCGAATGGGGTAAAGATATAGCGGGCGGTTTGAAGTCTGGAATTGAGAGCGGCGCGGGGGCTGTGAAAAAAGCGGCTTCGTGGGTTGCCGGTAAGGTTAGCGGTGTTCTTCACTTCTCCGAACCGGACGAAGGCCCGTTATCTGATTTTCACACCTATATGCCTGATATGATAAAGATGATGGTCCAAGGCATAGAGGCCGGGATCCCTGCCATCCGTCAGGTAGTTGGAACTTTGACCGGTGCAATGTCTTCTGATTTTGCATCCGGGTTAGGCTCTCTTTCATCTGTCGTTGAAGCGATAAAAGAATCCATGGTTTCTGATTTTGCTTCGGGCATCGATAAGCTGTCAGCACTTGCGGATTCCCGATTCGTTTTCCAGAAAACTGCTGGCGCTGTAACCAACAGCAACAACATTTCCCGCAATGTAGTTCAGAATGTGGAAATTTCCAACACGTTCAACGGAGACCGGGCGGGACAGCAGAAAGCATCCGCGGCTATGAAATCCGCGGCTCAGGACAGCACGGCTCAGATGGGCCGCGCACTTCTGTTTGCGAGGTGATTGAATGGCACGGGCAATACAACCGGTTCAGGTTGCTGGAATTGAATTCGATGCTCTCATCGAAGAAACGAGGCAGCTCGACGCGGAGATCCCTCAATATTCGACCGAAGAAGGGTTCCAAATTTCTGATGCGATCATCATTGACGCGGAAACCATCAGCATGACGCTTTTCGTGACGGACACTCCTGTAACTTGGCGTGACCGTCACGGGGGCGCACATATGGGAGACGTTTGCAGTCGCCTCGAAGCGATCTATTTCAACAAGGAACCCATCACGATTTCAACCACGGATGCCAACTATACAGATATGGGCATCCAGTCCATCACGTTTTCAAAGTCGTTTGAAGTAGGGTATTCCAGAGAAATACCGATCACCTTCAAAAAGATTCGAAAGACGAGGACCAGAACGATAGCGGCCCCGTCTTCTATATACCCAAGCGGAGGTATGACCGGACAGACCACCGGGCAAGTTTCTACCGAAGCGAAAAACACGGCTGAACCCGGAAGCATTATGTACGGAGTGTATTCCGGATTAACAGGCGGATCCGAGAATACTTCCACTCCGGCTTACACGGGACAGGGAACCGCGGCGGGAGCAAGGAAAAGGACTTCACAAACTGTCCAAGGCACAATAAACAACCACAATTCCGGTGGCGGGTATAATCCGTCCAAAAACTTGACCCGGCTTAATCAGATCAACTGACGAAAGGAGGCGGCGCTGAAAGGTGGATACCGGAGTAGATTATACCGTGATAACGGTTCCCAAATACAACGACAGTTTCTCCCGAATTACCCTTGACGGGACTCTGTATCAAATTCGGTTTTCCTACAACATGGCGACAGATTGCTGGAAATTCGGTTTATTCACGGCTTGGTACGAGCCGATATTCCAAGACGTGAAAATCGTACCCGGCGCACCGCTGAACCATTCGTTTTGCCAGAAGCCGTACCCCCGCGTCTGGTTTGGCGTAAAGACCAAACTGGATCGTGTCGGCTACCGGGATTTCTGGGACGGGAACGCAGAGTTCTTCTACATGGAGTTGGCAGACAATGGCTGAGAATTACGAAAACTTTGAACGGCAGTACAAGGTCACGATAACCGGAGCCGGGGGAGGGTTTGAGTTTGGAGGAGAGGAGTTTCCCCTCCATATCAGCTTTTCGTTCCAGAAAACGGATTTGTACTCTCCGAACAACGGAAACCTGACCGTTTGGAATCTCGCCCCCGAACATACCGCTATGCTGATCGAGAATGAGGAAAATGCGCATCTGACGCTTGAAGCGGGATATCGGGATCATATCACCCGTATCTTTTCGGGAGTTGTCAGTTTTTCTTCTACCTCGATGGATGGAGCAGATTGGCGTACCGAAATCGAAGTCATAGACACCCTCGAGGAGCAGCGCGATTCATACGTTTCGTTGTCCTTTGCCCCCGGTACAAACTGGAGAGACATAACGGATGAGGCGGCAGGACAGCTCGGCATTGATATTGATTACGGCCATAATGTAGAGTTCAAGGCCATAGATACAGGATTCCAGTTTGTCGGGCTTGCAGACGATGTTTTTACCAAAGCCTGTGACAGCAACGGCCTTTCGTGGAGCGTTCAGGATGGAAGGATCCAGATGAAGAAGAACGCAGATACGATGCCGCCCGGTGTGATCTACGTTATATCCGCTGATACTGGTATGATTGAAATGCCTGTTCGTGTTTGCATTGCCGGGAGCGCAGAAACTGGGGATAAGATCATAGGATATGATGTTACCTGCCTTTTGAATGGAGACATAAAAATAGATGATTACGTCTATTTGGATTCAAAGATCGTCAAAGGGGCATTCCGGGTTTACTCCATCGAATACACGGGTGACAGTCAGTCCGGCGACTGGACCACAAAAATGCGTCTGCTCGAAAAAGGGCTGTGATCGGAGGAATCCATGCTTCAAGAACTGGTCAACATGACACAGGAGCTGATCCGAAAGCATCTGAAAAAGATGCACACAGCGGTTCCTGGAAAGGTCGTAAAGTACGACCCTGATAGGGGGATGTGCGACGTCCAGCCCGTCATGCAATACAAAAAACCGAATGGTGAATGGATCGATTATCCGGAGCTGAAAGACGTCCCTGTTTGGTGGCCGCAGACTTACGGGCAGGAATCGACCATCGTTTACCCCATCAAGAAAGATGATGAGGTGCTTGTCCTTCTGATGGAACGTCCCATCGACTACTGGCTTTTCGGACAGCAGACGAAACAGGATCTGATGTTCGATCTGTCGGAGGCTATCTGCATCCCCGGCCTTTTTGCAAAGCCGAACAAACTGGCGAAAACCGCTCAGGATGAGAAGGCAATCATCATCCAGCGAAAGGATACCTTCGTAAAGATCAAAGAAAAGGAAATCGAGCTGAACTCCAAAGAAACCGTGGTCGTGAATGCCAAGAAAGAAGTCACGGTCAACACGGATACGGATGTGATTGTCAACGCCAAAAAGGACGTTACGGTGAATGCAGATGGAGATATAGCCCTTAATGCAGAAAACACCATAGAGCTGAACGCGGAGGAAATCCTCATCAATGGTTCTGAAATGAACGCCACGGCGTCCCTGTCCGTTGACGGAGATATGACCGTCGCCGGAGGCATTACCGCTTCGGGTGATGTGGTCGCCGATGGAATCAGCCTGAAGGAACATACCCACAAAGATGGGGACGATGCTGAAACGACGCCCCCGAACGCTTAACGCACACAGCAGCGAAAGCTGTGAAAATATATTTTTGATGGAGGTCAAACCATTATGGAAAAGATCAATCTGAATCTTTCTACCCCTTGGTACACTTTTCAGAGAAAGGTTCACGCCCTGTTCCGGAACGATCCGGATATTCAGGTCGGGGAAATCTTCGAAACCAATGATCCGGTTGCGCAGTATGCTTTCGATATTGAGGTGAAGAACCACGAGAAGTACATCGCCCTCGACCGCGTTCTCCCTAAGATCCGGAGATTCGGCAATGTGGCCGTCGCCATTTTCCTGTACGATGAAGAAAACGGAGAGGAACAGGATACCGAAACCCTGTTCAAAACCATCTTTGACGGGAATCCGCTCATGGATGAGATCGTCTCTGCCGAAGATTTCACAGGCACGAAGCATACCTACGTCATGTTCCTGCCGAGAGTTATCCAGTTCTTCAACGATGATATTTCCGACCTGAACGGAAACTGGAGCGGCATCGCGCAGGAAATCGCCCGTGAGGTTTTTGAGGATGCAAGGGGCGTCCATTTCTGCACTTCTCCGTTCATCGGTGAACCAGAAGCCAAAGAGGAAGAGTAAAACCGTTTGTCTGCCCCGTGTGGCGTTTGTACGCTGATTTTTCTTGAAAGAGGTATTTCCATCCATCCGAAAGAAACGAGGCGTATAAACGGCTCCACGGGGCTGTAATATAGTCCAAAGAAAACGGAGGCCGACTGACATGATGGACAGGCTGGATATACGGCTGTCGCGGGACGGAGATATAGTCCTGTCGGACAGTGGGGATATACAGATCACCAACAGCATACAACAGGCAATCTTGATCCACCTCCGGTGGATTTTTTCTGAGTGGAGGCTCGGCCCGGATTACGGTTTCCCGTACTTTGAAGACGTGTTCATCAAGAATCCCGACATTGAGCGGATCAAGCGGGATATACGAATGGAGATCATGAAGGTTGAAGGGGTCCGCCGTGCAACAGTAGACAGCGTGACCTATGACCCTGCCGGAAGATCTGCGACGTTCGTATATACCGCCGTGACCGACGAGGAAACTTTCAAGGAAGAGGTGACTTTGTATGCCTGATTATGGATTGACCCCTACCGGTCCGAACACAAAACGGCTGGACGTCATCCTCGACGAAATGCACACCCAGCTTTCGGAGGCGTGGGGGGTTAAT